AAGGAGATTAATTATGACAATGCAATATGATGTAAAAAGCGCTTATTTAGCTGCAACAGGTCAATTTGTGACTGGTCGCTGTAGATTGAAAAATCTTATATTCTTACCTAATGGTACAGCTGGCTCTATAGTTATTTATGATGGTACCGATACTACTGGTCCTATAGTATGGCAAACAAAAACATTAACTGGTGTTCAGCCATTCCAACTTATTGTTCCCGGTGAAGGAATATTAGCATACACAGGTTTGTATGCGGTCTTTACTAACATATCTTCAGCCACAGTCTGCTACGGATAATATATGAGCGCACCTGACCAATTAGAAACAGCCCGTGAGTTAGCTACCCACGCTAATGAAATTAAACATTTGCAAAACGATATGGATAAAATGCTTAAAGATATGGGCGAAATTAAAGATACACTTGCCAAAATCAATGAAACTTTGTCTGCTGCTCACGGAGGTTGGCGTATGCTTATCGCTGTGGGTAGTGCTGCTGCTCTTATTGGTGGTGGAATTGCTTGGCTTCTTGAGCATGTAGGAAAATAAAATGACTAAAGAAGATAAGTCATTAGTAGAAAAAGGTGAAGATTGGATATCCAATAAAGTTCAAAGTGCAAAAGACTTTGCCAAAGAAGATATCGATGCTTGGAAAGCAATATTAAGTTCACCTCCATCTATTGATGATTCTTCAACAAGCCAAGATACATCAAGCTCACCTAATATGGGACCTAATGGTAGTGTATGGAAAAGCGGGCATAAAAAAGGCGGAGTAATTAAAGCGCCAATAGTTCGTGGACATGGGATTGAATCTAAAGGGAAAACTAAAGGTAGGTACTTATAATGCCAAGTGTATCTAAAAAACAACATAACCTTATGGAAGCAGTAGCTCATTCACCAGCCTTCGCTAAGAAAGTTGGTATTAAGCAGTCAGTAGGTAAAGATTTCGCTGCAGCAGATAAAGGCAAGAAGTTTAAAGGAGGCGGTATGGCATTGTTCAAAGGTAAGGAAACTTACGGTGAAGAACTTAAAGAAGCTAAGTCGTTAAAGTCAGGTAAAATATCACCTGCTGGCTTTGTTAAAGGCGAAAAGTCTGAGGGTAATAAAGATGAAGAAAACCCAGCCCTATTAGCTAAAGAGATTAAAACAGGTGCTATGTCGCCAAAACAATACGCTTCAGTAGAATCTAAAGAACCTAAAGCTAAGAAATTCGCTCGTGGTGGTGGTATTGAAATTCGTGGTAAAACTAAAGGAAGGATTATTTAAAATGGCAGAAGATAAAAAACCAAAAGGCGTAGCAATTATTATTGCTCCTAAGAAACCTGAAGCACCAATGCCTGCACCTAGCGATGCCGCACAAAGCGAAATCTTAGACCAAATGCAGACTAATCGCAACAACAAAGCAGCAACAGGCGCTCCACGCACTATGAAAAAAGGTGGTTGTACTAAGATGGCTCGTGGCGGCGGTATTGAAATTCGTGGTAAAACCAAAGGTCGCTTTGTATGATAGCGTCACGCGGCATGGGTGACATACTGCCTTCAAAGATGCCGAAGGGTAAGAAGATTGTTCGTAAGGATAATCCGAATGATGTAGAGATGTACAAAAAAGGTGGGAAAATCAACCTGCCTAGTAAGATGCAACGTAAATGAAGTCATTAATCAGGTGTTACGCAGGGTTTATTTCAGGCGTAATGATTGGGATAGAGTTATCAGATGATGACAACTATAACTTCCTGATTGTTGATTTGCTCATAGTCGAGCTACTGTTTGAATGGGATAAGTAATGACAACAACCGGAACCGCAACGTTTAACTTAGATTTAAATGACCTCGTTGAAGAAGCATTTGAACGTGCGGGTTCTGAGCTGCGTACAGGGTATGACTTGCGTACAGCCCGTAGAAGCCTTAACTTACTTACTATTGAGTGGGCTAACCGTGGCATTAACTTATGGACTATTGAGCAAGGTCAGATTCCATTGACGACGGGCGTTGGGGTATACACACTGCCTGTTGATACCATTGACCTGTTAGACCAAGTAATCCGTACTAATCAGGCAACATCAAACCAAATTGATATTAACATCAATAGAATTTCAGAGTCTACATACTCAACAATACCGAACAAACTAACTCAAGGTCGTCCTATCCAAGTATGGATTAATCGGCAGTCTGGTGCTACAACACCTACTGGAGTGAATGCTCCGACCATCAACATCTGGCCTACTCCTAATGCACCAGACAATCAATATGTGTTTGTCTACTGGCGTTTACGTCGTATTCAAGACGCAGGTGATGGTGTTAATACACAAGACATTCCGTTCCGCTTCCTCCCAGCGATGGTTGCAGGCTTAGCTTATTATCTAAGCATTAAGATTCAAGGTACTGACCCTAATCGTGTGATGGGGCTTAAAGCAGACTACGAACAACAGTTCCAATTAGCGGCTGATGAAGATAGGGATAAAAGTTCTATAAGATGGGTACCAAGGAATATGAGCTATACTAGGTAAACCAAATGCCAATAAAAGATATTAAAGCTAGAAAAGAGTACGCACATAAGCGATACTTAAATAATAAATCTGTATATATTGAGCAGAGTAAAAAGCGTAGGTTACGGTTACAAGCAGAAAAAGCGGAAATGCCTAAAATAGTTTCAGTACCACAACCATGCATAAAGTGCAATGCGACTAGAGAAAATGTAGAATTTCCTATAAGAGGAAACACATGTAAAACCTGCGTAAGCAACTACAATGCCGAGTATAGGGCAAAGAATAAAGAGCATGTATCAGAGCAAAAGAAAGCGTGGAAATTAGCTAATAAAGACTATGTTATCCAAAGAGATAAATGTTATGCCGCCGAGAATCCTGAAAAACATAGGGCAGCAAGGGCTAAATGGCGTAAAGCTAACCAACACATTGTAAATGCGCTATCAACATTACGCAAAGTTTCTAAACTAAATAGAACCCCAGCATGGGTTGATTCTGAAGAACTATGGTTGATTAAAGAAGTATATGCATTGGCTAAATTACGTACTAAAATGACTAATATAACATGGAGTGTAGACCATATAGTACCACTTCAAGGCAAGTTAGTTAGTGGGTTACATACAATAAGCAATTTACAAGTGATACCTGCAACTATGAATAGCGCAAAAAACAATAGATTTGAGATAGTATAATGGCTTCTAAGTTTGCATCAGCTAAGAACTCGATTGCAGAGTGTGACCGATGTGGTCAACGATATAAGCTAACTCAGCTACGTAAGCTGACTATTAAGACTAAACAGGTTAATATAATGGTATGCCCCGAATGCTGGGAACCAGACCAACCGCAATTACAACTTGGTATGTACCCCGTTTCTGACCCTCAAGCGGTTAGAAACCCAAGACCAGATGTGAGTTATGCAGTATCGGGTATAGGTGTAGATGGTGAACCACAAGGCGGAAGTAGAGTATTTCAATGGTCTTGGAATCCTGTAGGTGGTTCTAGAAACTTTGATATTGCATTAACCCCTAACGATTTAATGTCGCAAGGTCAAGTAGGAACTGTTACAATAAGCACAACTTAAGGAGTAGTAAAATGGCATTCACAAAAGCAGCAGATGGCGTAGTTTCAAAAGGTAAGACTAAGGGTAAAAACTTAGGCGATACAGGTCCTAACATTGGTATTGAAGGCGGTAAAGATAGTAAAGGTGCATCAGGCGTTACTTCAATTGCAATGAAACAAGTAGGTCGTAACTTAGCTCGCGCAGCTAATCAGAAAAAAGGTGGTTAATTATGGCTACTCAAGATAATAGAAATGTAGACCCTAATACTCGTGCAGCAATTGATGTAGGTCCTGAAACAGAGGCTATGAACGTAAGTATTGGTGGTAAAAAAGAAACTGTGGAAAAAGAGGGTATTGTTACTCGTGGTAATGGCTGTGCTACTAAAGGCACTAAAGCTCGTGGACCTATGGCCTAATGAACTACATTGAGTTAAGCCAAGCAATACAAAACTACGCAGAGAACACAGAGTCTTTGTTTGTAGCTAGTATTCCTACGTTCATTCAAGAAACAGAAAGACGGGTTTATAACTCAGTTCAAATCCCTGCATTGCGTAAAAACGTAACAGGTGCAATGACTGTTGGTAATAAATACGTTTCGCTCCCTGATGATTGGTTGGCTAATTATTCTGTAGCAGTTATTGGTGCTGACGGAACTTACTCATATCTATTAAACAAAGATGTAAACTTCATGCGTGAGTCATACCCAAATCCAAATGTTACAGGAATACCTAAGTATTACGCACTGTTCGGCTCACAACTAACTAATATTGAATCTCTTTCATTAATTCTTGCTCCTACACCTGATACAGCATATGGCGTGGAATTACATTACTTCTACTATCCAGTATCAATAGTTCAGGGTGTTATTACAGCATTTGCGAATATTATCGCTGGTACAGGCTATACAGATGGCACTTACTTCAATGTCCCACTTAGTGGGGGTTCAGGCTCAAGTGCTACAGCAACTATAGTAGTATTAGCGGGTGCAGTTCAAACTGTTACACTTAACGCTGGCGGTTCGCTATATGTTGTTGGTGATACGCTTACTACAAGTAATGCATATCTAGGTGGTTCAGGTGCTAGTTTCTCAGTTCAAGTAGGTACAGTTGATAATGCCGCAGGCACTAGCTGGCTTGGCGATAACTACGACCCAGTTCTGTTCTACGGGGCTATGCGTGAAGCTGTCATCTTTATGAAGGGTGAGCAGGATATGGTAGCTTATTACCAAAAAATGTATGAAGAAGCTATGTCACAACTTAACAGATTGGGTACTGGACTTGAACGTAACGATGCTTATCGCGTGGGGCAAGCTTCGATTAAGGTTAATCCATAATGGCAATAGTACAAGGACAGACAACAGAGTTTAAGACTAATCTGCTAAAGGGATTAGAGAATTTTAACACTGGTTCCCCTTACGTATATCGCATTGCGCTATACACAGCAGTAGCTAATCTAGGCGCTGATACATTGCTTTATACTACAGACGGTGAGATTACAGGTACAGGCTATACAGCAGGCGGTGAACTTTTATACCCAACAGTCCCAGTAAGTAGTGATGGTACAGCATACTTATCATTTGCTAATGTGACTTGGACTCCTGCTAATTTTACTTGTAGGGGTGCTTTAATATACAATGGCACAACAGGAGCTGCGGTAGCGGTACTTAACTTTGGCTCAGATAAAACAGCAACAACTACATTTACGGTTACTTTCCCAACAGCAACATCAACATCAGCAGTAATTAGAATATCTTAAGGAATTTATTATGACAACAGAAATTGAAGTACAAGGCTTTGGCGATAACGCTGTTGCAATTTGGGACACAAACGCAGCCGATAATGAAACAGTAGGCATTGCAGGTTATTACAATGTTACATGTAACGATGCACAAGGTAACTTAAAATGGGAAGAATCATTCCCTAACTTAGTGAACTCAATCGGTAAACAGTTACTACTCGATACACTATTAAAAGGGTCATCTTACACAGTTGTAGGTCCATTTTTAGGTCTTATTAACTCAAGCCCAACTTTCCTAGCTGCAGATACAATGGCATCTCACGCTGGTTGGACAGAGTTTACTAACTACACAGTTGGCGGTTCAGCAGTTCGTGGTACAGCAGTATTTGCCTCAGCTACATCATCAGGTTTATCTCCAGCTAACATTACTAGTTCTGCAGCTGCTTCAATCACATACACTATTACAGGTGCTGGTGGTACAGTCGCTGGTTGTTTCTTAGTAACAGGTTCAGGTGCAGTAAGTACTCAGTCTAGTACAGCAGGTACTTTATATAGTGCTGGTGCGTTTGCAACACCTAAAATCACGACAGTCGGAGACACCGTGGCTGTTTCTTATACAACCACCGCAACTTCTTGATTTTAAAGAACTTTAATGTTCTGCACCTACGCTCACTATACCCCTGAAGGACGCTTATTTTATATAGGTAAGGGGAGTAGTGTTCGTAGAGCACATCAAATGCTAGGTAGAAATAATTATTGGTGTAAAGTAGTAGCAAAATATGGTAAACCGGAAGTTAAAATTTTAGCGGAATGGGGTACAGAGCAAGAAGCTTTTGAACATGAGATAGCTTTAATAAAAGAATATCGTGAGCAAGGTTTAGAGCTATGCAATTTAACCAGTGGCGGTGAAGGTACATCAGGATATAAGCATTCTGCAGAACATATACAAAAGAATAGCCAAGCACGAATAGGTAAATCCGCATGGTGGAATATTGGGCGTAAACATACCACAGAAACAAAAGTAAAGTGTGGGTTAGTTAATAAAGGTAAACCAACCTCAGCAAAACAAAAAGCAACTGCAAGTATTTTGTTTAAAGGTAATACATATGGAGCTGGAAATACCACTAATCGTGCATGGATTTGGGTTGGTACTCAAGTTGAAACCAAAGAAGTAGTCAGAATTATAGGTGAAAAAGCTATGAAAGAAGCAGGGTTCCAACACGCAAATATTATAAAGTGCATTAATGGTCAACGTAAATCCCATAAGGGCTATACTTGGGCTAAAGAATCTTGGGGTAATGCATAATGGCTCTAGTTCTTCTAGATAGGGTACAGCAAACAGGTACGGCTAACACCACAGTTAGTTTTACCTTAAGCGGTTCAGTTACAGGCTTTCAATCTTTTGCTGGTATTGGCAACGGAAATACAACCTATTACGCAGGTACAGATGTTTCTGGAAATTGGGAAGCGGGTCTTGGCACGTATTCAACAACTGGACCAACTTTAACTAGAACAACTATATTAGCCTCAAGCAATGCGGGTAGTGCTGTAACCTTCTCAGGTGCAGTCAATGTCTTTGTAACCTATCCTTCAGAAAAAGGTGTGTGGTTAGATGCAAGTGGCAATGTAAGCCCGTTAGGCATAGTAGCATCAGGTACTTGGCAGGCTTCAACAATAGCTACATTATATGGTGGTACAGGGGTAACAGTATCAACAGGAGCAAACTCTAATGTACTCCGTGATGCTAATCAAAATATAACAGCTAATAACTTTTTTGTGGGGTATGCAAGTACTGTTTCTTCAGCCACTACATTAACACTAACTGTAGCTTCTGCTCAATACCAACGGATTAGTGGAACAGCGGCTCAAACAGTTAAGCTACCTAATGCGACTACGCTTCAAAACGGGTTTATATTTACTATAGATAATGACTCATCACTTACAGCTACAGTTATTGATTCTGCTTCTACAACACTAGATACAATTCCTTCTGGGGGTGTTAATCAGTGGGTATTAATTGATAATGGTACAGTAGCAGGTACATGGGTTCCATATAGTCAGGTTCCTTCAGCAGTTGATTGGGGTACTAATACACTAAACTTAGCTACTACTGTAGTTTCTGGTGGTACTTGGAATGGTGGTACGATTACTTCAGCTTATGGCGGTACTGGGCTAACTACTTTTACAGCTGCTAACAATGCATTATACTCAACCAGTGCAGGAGCTTTAGCCGCAGGAACTTTACCCATTGCAGCAGGTGGTACAGCGTCAACAACATTAGCAGCAAACAATGTTTTACTAGGTAACGGGATATCAGCCTTACAAGTAGTAGCTCCATCAACATCAGGTAATGTATTAACATCCAATGGCACTACTTGGCAATCTACAGCGTTACCCGCTGGCAGTGTTACAGTTACAGATGATACTACAACGGCTACAGCACTATACCCAACATTTACAAGCGCTACTACAGGTTCTATAACAGGCGTTAAAGTTACAAGTACTAAGTACACATTTGTCCCAACTACAGGGGCATTAACAGCTCCAGAAATAGTCGCATCAAACGGCTTAGTGGTAAATAATGCAACAGTATCAACAAGCTTTACTATTCCTACGGGTTATAACGCAACAGCAACAGGCCCAATGACAATCGCAGGCGGTGCAGTAGTTACGATTCCTAGTGGAAGCCGTTGGTTAATATTATGATGAATGCACATATATATTTAGTAGCTAATACTGTAAATAACAAACACTATATAGGCCAGACTATAGTTTATAAAAATAAATTTGGTCATGGACTGGCATTACAAGATGCTTATAATAAACATGGTAAAGATAAATTTACATATGAAAGATTGTGTTCAAATATATTAAATAGAAACACATTAAATTATTTAGAAAAGTTTTGGATAGCAACTTTTAACTCTATTGCTCCTAATGGATATAATATTGAGCATGGGGGTTCTGATAAAGGTGAGGTATCTGAATCAACAAAACAAAAATTACGAGATGCTAATATAGGAAAAAAAGCATCAGTAGAAACTAAACAAAAAATTAGTGATGCTAATAGAGGTGAAAATAATTCATTTTATGGAAAAACACATTCAACTGAAGCTATAGCAAAAATAATTGCAGCTAATTTAGGTAGAACTTTTGTTACATCAGAAGAAACTAAAAAGAAAATTGGGCAAGCAAACGCAGGTGAAAATAATGGAATGTTTGGTAAAAAGCATACAGACGAAGTTAAACTTAACTTTAAAGACAGAGCTAAAGCTAGGCATTGGTTAGGTAAAAAGTTTTCAGATGAGCATAAAGCGCATTTATCTATAGAAAGAACTTGCCCACATTGCAGTAAGGTAGGTAAAGGAAATGCGATGATTAGGCATCATATGGATAACTGTAAACAAAATAGGGCGGTAATATAATATGGCTTCTACGATAAATGCAAAAACGACAGGCGTTGGTGGCATTGATGCTTCAGGTGATGCTAGTGGAGTCTTAGCCCTTCAAACAGGCGGAACTACTGCGGTCACTATAGATGCTAGTCAGAATGTGGGGATTGGTACTGCTAGTCCTGCTAGAAAATTAGAAATTTCTGGTGCTTCCGCTGCTAGTAGTTCTATTGAAATAGGAAATACTAATACACAAAGCAGTACAGTTGCAGCAATCAATACAACAGGAACTACTTATAGTTTTTCAGGAGTTGGCGGAAGTACATCATGGTATTACGGAAATAAAACTGTTGCACTTGGCACTGATAGTGCTAACCCAATTCAGTTTATATCAAACGGCTCAGAACGTATGCGTATTGACTCTAGTGGTAATGTGGGGATTGGAGCAACATCACCTTATTCAGCAACTCAAGATAAATTAACAGTACAAAAAGCACAAGCAGATACAGTTAGACTTGTAATAGATAACCAAAATTCTTCTGCATCAGGTAAAGTATCTTTAGGATTATATTCTAGCGGGGCAAGTTGGAATTTATCATCAGGTTCAACTGCTAATAATGGAGCTGCCTTTGCTATAGATAATGGTACAGAACGTATGCGTATTGACTCTAGTGGCAACGTTGGTATTGGAAGTACAAATCCAGGTTCGTATGGAAAATTAACTGTTAATGGCGCGATTGCTCAAGTTGCAGCAGCAGGTTCTTATACAATTGATGTAACAGCAAATACATCATCTGTTGCAAATGGTGGAACTATAGATTTTCCTAATATGTCAGGAATGATAATTGTAAATAGTGCTACTTCAGCTAATATAGCTATTTGGCTTGTAAGTGGCGGTAGTACTTCAGCGGTATCAAATGTAAATGGCGTTACAGGAACAATGACTTATTTTTCTGGGATAGCTGGTTATCGCTGGACTAATAATACAGGTTCAGCAAATACAGTCGCATTCTTCTGCGTAAGAACAAGGGGTACAGCATAATGATAAATTATACATCAACATTTGTTGGTAATAATATGTACCAAATTGAAACTACAAACAACAATGAAAATATTATTTTTAATGTAGTAGTTGCTAACGATGAATCTGAAATTGAAGGATTAGTTGAATTTCATTTGAATTCTATTAATAATCCACAGCCTATAGTTCCACAAGAGCCAGTTCAACCAACAGCAGCAGAGCTAATGGCAGAGCTACAAGCCTTAACCGCAAAGATAGAAGCTCTAGGAGGCTAAATAATGTCAAGCATAGTCGTAGCTGGCGATACCAGCGGAAGTGTCACATTAAGTGCGCCAGCAGTAGCAGGGAGTACAGTATTAACCTTGCCAACCGCAACGGGGACGGTAACCACCAACACATCATTAGCAGCAGCAGATGCCAACATACATGGTCTAACAGTTGGGCAGGGAGCTGGTACTGCAAATACAGTTTTTGGTGCTGCTGCTTTTTCAAGTAATTCTAGTGGGGCTTATAATGTTGCTTTAGGATATTATGCATTAAATTCTAATACATCTGGTAGTAATAATCATGCTTTAGGCACAACAACTTTACAATCAAATACAACAGGTAGTTCTAATACAGCCGTTGGAAATGGGGCGTTAAATTCAAACACCACAGCTTCTAATAATACCGCAGTAGGATTTAATGCTGGTAATACAACAACAACTGGTGGTTCTAATATTTTTATTGGGTATAGTACAGTAGCTGGTGCTGTTGGTGATAATAATAGTATTGTTATTGGTGTAGGTGCAGTGGGTAAAGGAACTAATACAACTCAAATTGCTACTTATTCTGGTGGCTATGGTTCTGTATATCAAGGTAATAACTCAACATTATGGGCTATTACTTCAGACCAACGACTTAAAAAGAACATTGTAGATAATACAACAGGATTAAATGTTATTAATGCTATTCAAGTACGTAACTTTGAATATCGTACAGCAGAAGAAGTAACAGAACTAGAAGCTCATTCAGCTATTGATATTAAGGGTGTTCAGTTAGGTGCTATTGCTCAAGAACTACAACTTATACTTCCTGAGTGCGTAAAGACTGAATCAACAGGTGTTCTTTCAGTTCAAACTGATAATCTAACTTGGTATCTTATCAATGCTGTAAAAGAGCTATCAGCTGAACTAGACGCACTTAAATTAAAAGTAGGAGCAATATAATGGCTATAACTTTAGACGGCAGTCTTGGCATCACCTCACCTACTTATGGTGGGGCAACCACAGCAGAATATTCTGTACCCGTAACAGCCTTCAAAAACCGCATCATCAATGGTGCTATGGTGATTGACCAAAGGAATGCATCATCTAATGTTGGTGGATATAGTTGTTTAGATAGATGGTATTTTAATTATATTGGAACAGGAATAACTGCTTCACAAACTACAGCTACTCTTAATGGAGTTGTTGTAAATGTGCTTCAAATTGCAGGAGCAGCAGGAAATACTGGACAAAACTTTAATCAAAAGATTGAAGCTAAAAATTCTTATGATTTAGTAGGGCAAAATGTATCTGTAAGTTTTTGGTGTTATCAAACAACAGGTGGCACTTTTAGCTTACAAACAAATTTATCTTATGCAAATAGTGCAGATAATTTTTCCAGTATTACTCCCATTGGAACTGCCAATACAACATCAATTCCAAATGCCACTTGGACTTATGTTTCATTTACAGTAAGTTCATTACCTTTAGGAGTAGCTAATGGATTGCAATTAATTGTATTTGCAAATAGTCCAACTTTAACATCAGGCGTATTTCAATTTGCTTTTGTTCAAATAGAAAAAGGCTCTACTGCTACTAGCTTTGACTATAGACCTTATGGTACTGAGTTGGCGCTGTGCTACAGGTATTATCAAACTCAGCAAATGTATCTTGCTGGATATACTGGAATTGGAATTACAAATGCATATAGAACAACAATTCCTGCTATGAGAGCAACACCAACAGTTGTAATAACAGCATCTTCAAACGCTAATACTACTAGCGCAAATATAATTGCTAATGATTTTCAGACAATTTTGCATTCTAGTACAGGGGCTGGACTTGGTGGATTTATTTCTCAAGCATCAGCCACATTAACGTCGGAGTTATAAATGTATAAATTATATAAAGATAATTGGGTTATTCGTTTATCAGATGGCGCTTTCATCCCATTTGACCCCGCCAACACAGACTACCAAGCCTATCTCGTTTGGCTATCCGAAGGCAACGAACCTGAACAAGCCGACACAACAACCTAATGTTCGGAATATCTGCATTTGCTCAAGTACCATTTGCCTCATTATCTAATGCGGTATTTAGTGCAACTATGTCTGAGAACATTGGGCTGGCAGATACAAACACGCAAACTTGGACTTTTACCGAAAGCATTAGCGAGCCAATAATATTAGATGACTTTAACTCAGAGGCTGGGTTATTTATTGTGGGCGTTGCAGAAAACATAACCTTACTAGCTGATGCACCAACGACACAGTTTAACTTCTTGCAGTCAATAAGCGAGCCACTAACTGCTAACAACACACAAACAATAAGCGCACAATTCGCACAATCTAGAACAGAGTCAATTACAATAGCTGATGACCTAGTGCCTTACTTCGCTGCTTTAGAAACTAGAACAGAACCGTTAAACGCTGCAGATGTCCTTGCAATCTTGGCGCAGTTCTCAAGTAGCCTGACAGAACCAATAACAGTAGCAGATACACCTACAATACAAGGCAACTTTGCTCAAAGCGTTACTGAAACAATCACGATGGGCGATGCTATGTCCATACTGGCTAACTTTGTCGCAAACCCTGTAGAAGATATATCCCTTGCAGACTTAACTAGCGTTATCAGTGTTTTTAACTTTGCTATTACAGAGAACTTAGACCCTGCAGATGCTCCGACAATATTAGCCCAGTTTGCACAATCACTAACTGAAAACTTGAATCTAGCTGACGCACCAACAGTAACAGCACAGTTCGCTCAAAGCATTACAGAAACATTTAGCATGCTAGATAACAACTTTGTAACTGGTTGGATTAAAATTGACGATAGCCAGACAACTACGTGGAATGCAATATCCAATACACAATCGCAATCGTGGAGTATAATCGACGATAATCAGTCAACCGTTTGGACCCCAGTTGACAATACCCAATAAAGGACTAACAAATGGCATCGACCTATTCAACTAACCTTAAACTTGAACTCATCGGAAACGGCGACCAATCAGGTACTTGGGGTACTACAACCAATACCAACCTAGGTACATTACTAGAGCAAGCGATTGCGGGTATTGAGAACATTACAATATCAACTGCTAACAAAGTACTCACTAACCTAAATGGTTTGTCAGATGAATCACGTAATGCAGTCCTTGTAGTTACTGGAAGTCCCGGTGCAGTACGAAACTTACTCGTTCCTTTAAGCCAAACTAAGACTTACATTGTTGTTAATAATACGACAGGTGGCTTTGACATCGGTGTGCAAACTTGGTCGGGTAGTGGAACAACAGGGACAGGCGCTATTGCTACAATCCCATCAGGCGCAAGTATTCAGATTTATTGCACGGGTTCTAACTGCTATGCCATTGCACCATATACATCGATAACTGCAGTTCCTGTGATTTTCTTAGGTTGGGCATCAGGCACAACGTTATATGTAACATCATCTCCTAGTGCGCCTATTGCCATTGGTCAGACAGTTTACAATCCGGGTATCCTATATACTGCGAGTGGTTTTCCAAGCAATACAACAGTAACTGCGTTTGGTACGGGTACTGGTGGAACAGGTACTTACACTATTAGTAATTCATCTACAGTTGCTACAGTTGACTTTCCACAACCTATTACTGCCCTAGCAACACTAAACCAAATTGCCACAGTAGACTATATACAAAGCAAGTCAGAAAACATATACCTACAAGGCGCACCAAGCGCGGATACTGCAACAGCCGCTGCATATGAGGGTACAACATCATCAGCCACATTATTGATTAGTAGGTACTATGTATATGGTAACCCGATTGGCTTAGGTCAATATTTAAATGGTACAGGCATTGCTGATGGTTCATTTGTGTCTGCATGGGGTACAGGTACTCCGGGTAATTCAGTATTTTCAGGTTATATCTCAGGCAATACATTAACTGTTGTTACGGGCACAATAACAGGAACTATCACGAATAGTCAGTATTTAACGGCTAACGGCACTCCACTAACTGCAGGTACTAAGATTACTGGTGGTTCAGGTTTATCATGGACAGTTAATAACGCACAAACATTAGGTTCAATAAGCAACCCCGTTACTTTCGCGGCTTTAGGTCCAATAACGAATGCTACTGTTGCGTATAATACTTCAGTTGTTAATGACTATACTGCTGGTGGTTGGGTTACTATCCAAAACGATGCACAGCCTTTAGCTGTAGTTGTCCCACGCACACCGATGCTTTCATACTTATCCCCACTACAACTAGCTAACGTGCTATGGGCATCAAATATTGCGTCTGTGGTTGGTACGCTAGGTACACAAAGTGATGAGCTAGTTAATATCTTGGGTGGGTACTTAACTAATGTATCAATTAACAATACGGCTATCAGTAATGCTGTAACAACAACCCAATCATTTGGGGATAGTACTACTAGCTTAGCAACAACAGCATTTGTACAAGCCGCACTACAAGCCTTATACCCAATTGGGTGTATATACACATCAACAGTAGCAACTAATCCTAACTCTATATTTGGTTTCGGTACGTGGGTAGCCTTTGGTGCAGGTCGTGTATTAGTTGGTTCAGGTGGTAGCTTATCAGGTACAGGTGGTAGTTACGATGCGGTATTGCCAAGCCACACCCATAGCGCAAGTTCTACATTTACAGGTAATGCTTTAGCCCCGCATACGCATGATTACATAACTAAAGGTGCAACTGCTGTTCAATCAGGTAACTCAACACCTTGTTGGTACTTAACTGCAACAGCTACTACAACCGCAACTTCAGCAGGTACTCCATCAGGTTCAGTAGGTACATCAATCAGTACTGAAGGTGTCAGCGTAACTAATGCAAACGTACAACCATATATCGTGGTTTATATGTGGAATAGAACCGCTTAATTAAGGAGATAAAAATGAATAAACTACTAGCGTTACTAAATGTGTATCGTAAAGGGGAGTGTTGTGTACATGCAGCAGCTTGGAAAAATCATCAAATCACAGGTTCAATTGTTGCTGGATTACTTGCAGCGATTGTCGCCGCTTCAAAAGCATTTGGGTTTGACCTTCCTATTAGTGATGAGCAATTGGTTACTATTGGTGGTGCTATTGTGGCTATTGTCGGGTTGTTCATTAATCCAGCCATTACTGCAGCCACTTCCGCCAAAGTTGGTTTGCCAGCCGTCAATGAAGTTGTTGTCACGAAGTCCCCGCTCACTGGCGAGTAATACAGAAGATGCTATAATAGAATGGCTCGGTCAAGTTGACGGGGCTATGGTTTTAATAAGATGTACTAACTAAGGAGTTACAAAATGATTAACAGTTTTTTAATGAGTGCATTAGCGCACTTAGTACAAGCCATCATCGGTTCAGGTGTATTTCAAGAAATTGAAAACCTAGTTAAACTAGAATTATCATCTGATAAGTCAGGTGCTGAAAAAGCAGCCGCAGTTAAAGCAGGTCTTAATGCTGCACAAGGTGAACTAGGTGATGCTATTAAAGGTACAGCAGGTTGGGCTTTAAACTTAGGTATTGAAACAGCAGTAGCTGCAGCAAATACAAAACTAGGTAATCCAGCAGTAAAGAACTAAATGCAATTATCTGAACATTTTAGTTTAGATGAGCTGTGCTTTTCGGAGACAGCTGCAAGACATGCACTTAATAACATACCAACTGATTTAGTTATACTTAATAACTTAAAACGTTTAGCAAGTGAACTAGAGAAAGTTCGGATGTTATTAGGGCATCCAATACATATAAATTCTGCATATCGTAGCCTTCCTGTTAATGCTTTAGTTGGAAGTAAACCCACAAGCTATCATCCAAAAGGGCTTGCTGCAGATATTACATGTGCTGCCTATGGTGGTCCTAGAGCTGTAGTAGATAAAATTATATTTAGTGATATAGCATATGACCAAATCATATGGGAATTTGACTCATGGTGTCATATTGGGTTTCCTGAATACGGCAAAGCTCCACGTAAACAAAAGTTAATAATTAATAAGTTCGGTACTTCGGAGTTTAAATAATGCCATTACAAAAACTAGAATTTCGACCCGGACTAAATCGTGAAGGTACTGACTATGCCAATGAGGGCGGTTGGTATGATGGCGATAAGATTCGCTTTCGCTCAGGCTTTCCTGAGAAGATTGGTGGTTGGTCACGCTTATCAAATGATTTTTTCTTAGGCATTGCACGGTCTTTATGGAATTGGATAGACTTCGATGGTTCAAACTACCTAGGTATAGGTACAAGTAAAAAGTACTATATTGAGAAGGGAGGTCAGTATTATGATGTAACCCCGTTCATTCATATCTCAACTGCTGTAGGTGCAGCTGCAGGTCCATTCACGGCTACTACAGGCTCAAGTTCAATTACTATTGTTGACTCTGGATATACACCTAATGTCGGTGACTATATTGTAATCTCAGGTGCTGTATCTTTAGGCGGTAATATTACTGCCGCAGTGCTTAACCAAGAATATCAAGAAGTAACCGAAGTATCAGGTACAACATATAGCATAACTGCTAGGGACCCGACAACAGGGCTACCAGTATTAGCTAGTGCAGGCGATACAGGACATGGTGGAGCAGTTGTTACTATCTCGTATGAAGTACCTGTGGGATTGGATGTATTTACTTTTGGTACAGGTTGGGGCGCGGGTCCTTACTCTCGTGGTACTTGGGGTTCTGCATTTACAACAGCTACTGGTGGTATTGCTGAGCAGTTACGCCTATGGTCTAATGATAACTTTGGACAAGACTTAGTAATTGCTCCTCGTGGTGGTGCTATCTATTACTGGACAGACGCAGGTGGTGTGGGTACTAGAGCCGTTGCATTAAGTACTTTATCTGGGAGTGCCTATACTCCAGTAGCTACAAACCAAGTAATTACTTCAGCAATTCAAAAATTTGTTATTGCTTTTGGCGCTAATTCATATGTATCAGGCAACCCAACAACTCCATTTAATCCAATGCTTGTACGTTGGTCAGACCAACTAGACCCGTTACAATGGGTTCCAGATATTACAAACCAATCAGGCGAGTTCGCATTAACTAACGGTTCATTCATTATGGGGGCTAGGGCTACCCGTCAAGAAATTCTAGTATGGACTGACTCAGCGTTATATGCTATGCAGTACCTAGGTGCGCCCTACGTTTGGGGCTTTAATATTATGATGGATAATATCTCTGTCATGTCACCTAACTCAATGATTACAGTCAATAACGTAACTTACTGGATGGGTATTGATAAGTTCTATATGTATTCAGGTCGAGTTGAAACATTACCTTGCGCCTTAAGACAGTACATCTATGACGATATTAATCTAGACCAATCATTCCAAGTATTTGCTGGCGGTAATGAAGGATTCAATGAAATCTGGTGGTTCTATGTAAGCAGTGAGAGTACTAATGACTCAATCGATAAATATGTTATCTACAACTATGTAGACCGTGTTTGGTACTATGGCACTATGGCTCGTACAGCTTGGCTAGATTCAGGTATTCGTCAGTTCCCTATGGCAGCGGATTACAATAATCGTATCTTATTCCACGAATCTTCAGTAGATGATAATGCAGGTACTTCATCAGTTGCTATTAATGCATATGTACAATCATCTGATTTTGATATTGGCGATGGGCATATATTTGGCTTCGTGTGGCGCATACTACCTGACGTAAACTTTAACGGCTCTACTGCAAACGGACCTACTGTAACAATGACGGTTAAGCCACGCCAAAACTCAGGTACCCCCTACGGACAAGCAGATAATCCAACGGTGGTAAGCAGCAATAACTTTATTACCCAGCATACCTATAATATTCAAGAATTTACAGGTCAAGTATATACACGCCTTCGTGGTCGTCAGTTGAGCTTCAGAATTGAATCTACAGGCTTGGGTGTGGCTTGGCAACTTGGAATGCCAAGAATCGATGTGCGAAATGATGGTCGTAGATAGATATATACACGGATTGTAATGTAAGTTATAAAGGAAGAAGCTGTGGAAGCTAGAAAAGAACTTGAATCAAGGTATTGGAGGTAGATAATGGCTACTGGAACAACTAAAGCACCAAACTTACCAATTGCTCCTGTTGAGTATAGTCAGCAGTACATAGACCAGCTTACTAACGTGTTACGGCTTTACTTTGCACAGCTAGATAGTCCGGGAGTTTCAGCCGCTGCTGGTTTGATTTTAGATATAGATAGACTGCCTACACAAACAAGCCTAGCAACACTTATAGCAGGCACAGTTTATCGAGATACAACAGCAGGAAATGTTTTGAAAGTCAAGACTTAACATGGTAATATACAACAAATAAATAAGGACTACGATTATGGCTGGAGTATTTGCAACGACATTTTTACCCGAAGTTCTAGGAGTAACCGCAGAAACGTTACCTGCTGTTGGCGCTCTTTCGGCTGAAGAATTAACAGCCAATACCGCGATTGCCGATGCTCTTGGTACAGGTACATCATTAGCTGCTTCTGGAGTTGCGCCAGCATTAGAAACATTAGGCTCTGGTTTAGGTTCTTCAGCTGCTTCTGAAATAGCCGCAGGGCAAGCAGGACAATTAGGAGGAGCAGGAATTTTAGGCGCAGATGCAGGAACAGCGGCAACTGCATTACCAGCGGCAACAGCCGCGCCTACTACATTAGGTCAAACAGCAGGGATAGATTTAAATTCTACCGCTGGTGGACCCGGAGTTAGCTTACCCCCATCATCTGTACCTGTTGAAAATCCATATGCTGTATCACCAGCAGCAGCACAAAGTCCATATAGTATGCAACCCGCAGGTCAAAATTTTGGTGGTATTGGTGGCGCAAATCCTGTTGACCCAATCACATCAGGGTTTCAAGATGCATTAAATATGATAAAAAGTACTGGGTCAGGTATAACTTCCTTTGCCAAAGAAAATCCTATGGCTACTATGATGGGCTTACGATTAGCACAAAATGCATTCGGTCCAAGCTATGCACAACCCACAGTTATAAAGCCTACTGGTCAAGCAATGGATATGACCTTATCGCCAAATTTTAAAGGCTCGCATGTCATATCAGACACTTCTGTATACAATCCAACATATACACAACCTACAAAAGTAGCGGCACAAGGTGGGATAATGAGGGGGTATGCTTCAGGTGGTATCTTGTCTTTTGACCAAGGCGGTATTGCAGCTATGGCAGGACAACAACCTCAAGGTCCACAAGGCGCGATGTATCCACAAAGTCAACAAGCTAATACACAATATGCAACACCAAGTCAAATGCCTACAAGTTCTGAAATAGTTAATTCAGGCTATGAAGTACCAACCAATGCTTATACAGGTGAACCAACTTCGAGTATGGCAGGTGGTGGCGTTATTGCGTTTAGTCGTGGTGATGTCGTTGGTACTCCAACTATGGATATGTCAAATATTTCAATGCTTGGTGGTCCTTCACCTTGGAGCACTAATCAAGATACCGATGCAAATACAGCACACTTAGCACCACATGAAGCTGCTGCATATCGTCAAAAGAAACTAGAAGCATTAGTAAGCTATGCAAACCGTGCTAAACAAACTGCTCCACCAATGGGGTTTAACCAAATGTCTGCACCACAACAAGCACAACAAGCGGCACAAGGCGCGGCACAGCCACAGGCTGGAGATGGTCAATTCGCTGCAGGTGGTATCCTCGGTGCAGACCACTCAACACTAGGCGGTTATGCTGCTGGTGGTGAGCCAAGGCTTCTTAGTGGTCCCGGGACAGGTTTAAGTGATAATATCCCTGCAGTGATTGCAAACAAACAACCTGCACGACTTGCCGATGGTGAATTTGTTGTAAGCTCAGACGTAGTTAGTGGGCTTGGTGGTGGTTCTACTAATGCAGGGGCAAAAAAACTTCATGATATGATGGATAGGGTGCGAAAACAAGCGCATGGAACAAAAAAACAAATTAAACCTATTAATGATTCACAAGTATTACCTGCATAAAATGACTGCTGCGGAACGATGGGCTGCATTAACCATGGAGCAAAAATCAGAAATATATAGAAAACGAAAAATATATTATGAAGCTACGCGGGATATTCGAAGAGCTGAAAAGATGCGTTCCCATAATAAGCTTAAAGAAACTCCGGAGTATATGGAAACTAGGCGAATATATGCAAATAAACAGCGGACATTAAAAGGTAGAAAATTAGAAATAAGTAATCCCGAAGTAAAACGAAGATATAAAAAATCAGCAAAGGGTAGAATAAGTACAAGCCGATATGAAGTAGTTCGACGTACAGGATTAAAACAAGCTACTCCAGCTTGGGCAAATATGACTGATATAGGGGATGTTTATATGGAAGCTAGTTGCATGCAAATGCAGGTAGACCATATTGTCCCATTAGTGAGTAAATTAGTTTGTGGGTTACATGTATGGGACAATTTACAGTTAATGCATGCATTGGATAATGCCCAAAAAGGAAATAGACATTGGCCCGATATGCCGGCATAATAGTACCTAGTTCAACCTAGGAGAAAGAAATGGAAGTTATCTACGCAGATGAGGGTATTAGAGTCATTGAGTTAAGTGAGTTATACCAAGAGCATTACGATGAGTTGTCAGTAACAAAAGAGTTTCAGATGGACCCGAACTACGATGCATTTGATAGATTACAAGATGCGGGTATGTTACGAGTGATTACATGTAGGGTTGATGGCAATTTAGCAGGTTATATTGTTTTTGTTATTCAACCCCACACGCATTATAAAACCTGTATTACCGCATTTGAAGATGCGTATTTTATTTCAAAACCATATAGAAAAGGTAGAATTGGCATCAAGTTATTCCAGTATGCAGAAGGTGTGCTAAAAGGAATTGGTGTTAATCGCATTATCTATGGTACAAAAGTGCATTCAGATAATTCAAGGCTATTCGAGTACTTGGGTTATAAACATACTGATAAAGTATATTCAAAGCTTATATAGAGGTAACTCATGTTTAAATTTTTTAGTCCAGCTTGGTTAATTAATAACCTATTTACACTTTCTTTTGGTGGTGGTGGTACTCCTGCCCCTACTAATACGACAGTTCAAAATACCAACATTCCTGACTACGCGCAACCGTATGTAATGAATATGTTGGGTGCTACTGAAAATCAATTATTCAATAAAGATGCCTCGGGTAATATCACTGGGTTTGCTCCATATTCGCCATACAGTACCGACCCATCTCAGTATGTAGCAGGTTTCTCACCACTACAACAACAAGCACAAAACACAGCTGCAAATATGCAGCTGCCGGGTCAGTTTGGTCAAGCATCACAAATGTCTGGTATGTCAGGTATGGGTTCACTTGGACTTGCTAATCAAGCCACTGGTTATGGTGGTGCTAGTGCTGCCACAGGTATGGGTGGATTAGGTTTTGGACAACAAGCCGCTGGTTATGGTGGTATGGGGGCTCAAGCTGGTCAACAAGCTACAGGTTACGGCGCAATGGGCGCAGGGTTTGGTCAGCAGGCAGGTCAGGCAGGAAATCAATACGCTAACGCTGCAACAAACGGTTCTATTGGTGCGTACATGAATCCGTACCTACAACAATCATTAGACCCACAACTTGCTGAAATTCGTCGTCAGTATGGTATTACAGGTACACAAGAACAAGGTCAAGCCACACAAGCAGGTGCTATGGGTGGTAGTCGTGAAGCATTAATGGCAGCTGAGAACCAACGCAATATGGGTACAGCACAAAGCCAAGCGATTGCTCAAGGGTATAACAACGCATTTAACCAAGCACAACAAGCACAGCAGTTTGGTGCTAACTTAGGGCTTCAAGGACAACAAGCAGGTATTCAAGGTGCTCAAGCTGGTATCGCTGGTCAAGGCGCGGCAATGCAAGGTGCTGGATTAGGCATTCAAGGTGCTCAAGCTGGTATGCAAGGTATTAATACAGCCCTATCAGGTTTAGGTCAAGGTATCTCAGGTGTTAATGCTGGTCTTGCAGGTATGGGTCAAGCAAATGCTGCAGCTGGTACATTAGGTCAATTAGGTACAGCACAACAAGCCGCACAGCAAGGTATCATTGGTACTCAAAGTACTATGGGTCAGCAACAACAAACACAGCAACAGAACATTACAAATCAAGCTATCCAGAACTACGCCAATGCTCAACAGTACCCAATGATGCAGTTAGGTATGATGTCTAATATGCTTCGCGGGTTACCAATGCAAGGTATGACTACACAACAATACCAAGCACAACCTTCAATGACTAACCAACTGGTTGGCTTAACAGGTGCATTAGCAAACCAAGCTCCAACAAAAACTGCCAAAGCTGGTGGCATCATGCAAGCAGAACGTTTCGATGTAGGTGGGGCAATTAAAGCAGACATCTCAAAACTACCTACTGACAAACTACAGGCAATGATGGGCACAACTCCAAGCCCAATCGTTAAAGGTGATATCCGCGCTGAATTAGGTTTGCGCGCACAAGGTGCATCACAAGACTTCGCTAAAGGTGGTATATTATCATTCTCCGCAGGTACTCCAAAAAATGCCATTAGTGATGTGTTCGGTGGTGTTCCAGAAGACGATACTAGCCCTACATTACTACAACGTTCAGGGATTCCAGAAGCAGTAAGTGCAGGATGGCGTGCATTGCAATCAGGTGCACAACGTAGTGTTGACCCTGCGTTTAGAGGAAAAGAATACGCACCTGAAATTCAAGTAAGTCCTGAAAGCATTGCGCAGTCTGCGGCACAAGTAAAACAAGCGGCAGCTCCAGCGGTAGATACAACCAAAAAAGAAGCTCCAGTAGTAGTAGCTCCACGAGCAGGTGTACTTGATGCAGACGTAGCCGCACCATCAGCTTTCAATTGGGAAGAAGCAACTAAACGAGCAGGTGAATCAATATCCCCAGAACAACGCGCGGCTTTATCTGGTGAAACTAAAGTTCCTGATGTTGGGCAATCTATTGCAGACTATAAAGCGATGCAAGAAAGATTTACAGACCCCGCACTTGCAGCAGCTCGTCGCGCAGACCGTGCAGAAGCTATGGCAACAAAAGCAAATATCAAAGATGAATTAGCTCGTCGTGAGCAAGCAGCAACACAAAATATGTGGGCACGTATTGGGGCAACTCCCGGTCCATTGATTGCTGCAGGACTTAAATCAATGATTGAAAAGAATGGCGAAGATTTGCAAAATACTCAATGGGGTAAAGACGCAATGAAAGACGCAAATACTTTAATCGCTAAGTTTAATGATTCAGACTATATGATTCAACAAGGCGACATTGCAGGTGGGTATGCACAACATGAGCAAGCTATTAAAGACTTAAAAGAAACAGTCAATAAAGCCGAACTAGCTAAAGAAAAATCAATGACCCAACAACGCGATGTTTACAAAGATACTGTAAGAGCGTATCAAGATGAGCAAACTTCAAATCATCAAAGGGCAATGGAAAACCTTGAAGGACAAAGAATTGGTATTGAAAGAACTAAAGCCAATGCTCTTGGAAGTAAAGAAGATGTGGCAAGAGAGAAGAACTTTGCTACAATGTATGACGCTGCTTTTAAAACAGCATATGCAGCTAATCCTGAAACCGCCGCACAAGTAGCTTTAAATGCCGCAAATCTAATATACCAAAAAGGTCCTAAATCAGTTACCGGTGCAGGTTCATTTACTACTGACCCAAAAACAGGTGAAATGACTTATGTAAGACCACAAAAAGGATAAGTAATGCCTAAAGTAAATATACCTGATGTTGGAAGTGTAAACTTTCCTGATGATATGTCACATGATGAAATAATGCATGCGATTGAAAATGAAGTTATTCCACAGCATGCCGCAGCACAAAAAGCTCACGAAAACAAAACTGGGTTTATCTCAGCTGTTAAGTCTGGATTTCATGAGTCATTAGGTGCAGCAGAACAAGCCCTTGGTGAAGTATCAGGAAGTCAAAAGCTACAAGATTGGGCTAAAGAAAATGCAACTAAGGCACAGACTGAACATGAAGCGACAACCGCAGCTGATGTAGAAAATGCTAAAGGAATGTTTAGTACTGCTGGTAAGATGCTATCTAAGAATGTTACTGAACCTCTTGGTGGTATCTTAGGTTCATATGGTGCACCACTTGCACTTGGGGTAGCTGGTGCTGCATTAGCCCCTGAAGCTCTTGTTGGTGCAGGTGCCGCAGCTGGTGCAGAAGCCTTAACTGGTGAAGCACTTACCGCCGCAATTGCACAAAACGCAGCGCGAGAAGCAGCTAAACGATTAGTTGGCGCTGGAGTAACAACTGCCACAGCTATGCCTGCTGAGATGGGTCGTAACCTACAAGCACAAGAAGAACAAGCCCCCGGAGTAGCCCATAACCTAGTTAAAGCAGCCCTTGCAGCAATTCCTGAAGCGGCTCTTGTTGGCTTTGGTATGCCCGGAACTAAGTTTGTTAATCGATTAGTACCTGAACTAACCCCACTTGCTGAAACACTGGTTCCTAAGATTGAATCAGGCGCAATGACCGCTGCAGAAGCTCAAGCTACGTTAGCTGGTAAAATTCCACAGTATTTAAAAGCTATGGCAGCTAATACAGCCGCTGGTACAGGCATGATGGTGGGTACTGAAGATATCCGTCGTGCACAGGCTGGTCAAGATTTAATGTCTGGCGCAGAGATGGCACAGACTGCTAAAACTGCAGGGCTACTCTCACCTATATTTGCAGCATTCCACGGGTCAGATAGAGCCGCAGCTCATGAAGTGCTTGCTAATGCACAAAGAACGCGTGACGTTGCTGAAGAACAAAAACAAATAGGTACTCATGGTGGTACAGAAGCGGAAGTTGCTAGTGCAGATGCAGAACGCGCAGCGGACTTAGAAGGACTTAAGAAAGTTAATGAGTTCTATAATCCAATACGTGCGCAGTTTAACGATATTAAAACTAAAACAGAGCAATTAATTGCTCCTGAACTTCGTAATAGACTTAGTTCTGATATAGAAAATCACCCTGACTTAAAAGCATTAGATACCATAGAAGGTACTAAAGAGTTTATGGCTGGCTTGAAAGATAACAAAAGTTATACTGAAGAAGAAAAGAAAGCACTTAAGCCACAGCTACAACAATACCTAAAAACGTTTAAAGAAAAAGATAACGCCGAAGCTAAACTAACCCCTGCACAAAAGAAAATGGCTATGGTGTTTGATGCACATGATGATTTGCGTTCTGTTACTGGTGTTGAAACTACAGCGGACTTATTAAAACTCCCACTTGCTGATTTACATGACATGCGTGAGGCAATACAAGACCCATCTGCACCTAAGAAATCACAACCAAAGATTGAATACTTAACAAAGACTTTAGACGATGCAATCGCAAATCATCCTGATACATCTGCGCCAATTAAATCAGCACAAGAAGCTGAATTCCAACGAACACTAGATGCTAAACGCGCACAAGAAGTTGAGTTAGCTAAACAACAAGCCGCTACAGAGCAACAACGCCTAGCCTCAGAGCATACACAACGCCTATCTACTATAGAAGCCACGCATAGACAAGAAGTACTTGATGTGCTCAAACAAGGTCCAGCAGCATGGAAAGCATTCCAAGAGAAGCAAGCAATTATTCGTGGTGAAGACCCAAGCAGCATTAAACTTGTTGATATGCCTGAAGAATACTTTAAGCAACACCCTGAGTTATCTCCTGAAGAAGCATATGCACAGATAGTTCGTTCTACAGCTAAAGGTCGTACAACAGATAAAGCTGAATTAGCTAAGTTTAAGGCTGGTCAAGACGCACTTGAAGCACAGATGAAACAAGAACATCAACAAGCTGAAGCAGATAAGTTCTACTTAGAAAAACAAAAGCCACCAAGAGATGAAGTAACTGAACCTACTGCGGAGCCTACAAATGAGCCAATCGTCAATGATGTCAAAGGACAAGGAAACCTATTTACTCCAAGAACAGGAAAGCCTACAGTCGAAGCAACCACAGCCGCTAGAGCCGCAGAAGAAGCCTTCACCGTGCGTGATTCTGAAGTCGGGAAGGGAAGTGATAAGTCTAAGCGACAAGGAAGTGAGCCACCTGTGGGCGGCGCTGCTAAACAACGCGATACAACTACCAAAGAAACTGGAACTGCTGGACGAGGAACACCTGCACCTGATGTTGGAGTATCTGGAAGAAACGCAGGAAGAAATGAAGCAGAAATCACAACGGAACATGCTGCATTAAAACCAATAATTGAAGCGGTTAATAAAGATGTTCGTGGTTTAAATACTCTAGCAGAAGAACGTAAAGTAGACATTCCTAAAACAATGCAAGAAGAACTCGTTGAGTTAATGAATAACCATCCAACTAAAGAAAGCGAAATTAGTGATTGGACAGCACAGACTTATGCCAAGATTAAAGAAATTCGTGCACATATTCGTGATGAAGTAAACAAGCGTACTGAAAAAGGTGCTAAAGACAAATCAGAAGTATCTGGATTAGAAAGATATCGTACAAAAGCTGAGAATTTAAAGACAGCTCCTGAAGAAGAACCATTTGATTTGGCTGGTACCGGATTTGATTACCACACAAATGACCAATACTTTGAATCTGGTAAGGCACGTAGAGAACCTAAAGAACCTAAAGAAGTAAGTAAAGAACCTACTACTAAAGCGAAACTACATGAGGTAGTTAAAGATTGGTTCAATCCAGTATGGCTCAATCGTGCACTGAAGAATGGATGGCTTCATATTGAAGAATCAATCCACGACACAGACTTACCACAAAGCGTCAAGGATAAGTTTGATGAGAGCAAGGGTTTATATTTCGGTAAAGATGGGTCAATCTATCTATTCGCTAAGAACATTACTCAAGGACATGAGCTAGGGGTTATTCTGCATGAGATAGGTGAGCACAAAGGTCTTGATAACATGATTGGTAAAGACCGTGTAACCCAGCTTGCAAACCGTGTGCGCGATATGGCTAATGGTAAGAAAGGTACAAAAGACCAAAAGATTGCAACTAAAGCATTGACTCGTATTGAGGGTATGACAGGAGAGAAAGCCAATAAAGAACTAATAGCTTACTTTACTGAGATTGCCGTTAATGAGGAAGGCATAAAACCTAATGGTGCAAAAAACCCATTAGCTAGAGGTACACTCGATTGGATTAACACTTTATGGAACTCAATCTCTAAAGCTCTTGAAAAACTACACTTCACCCCGAAAGACTTTAATGCTCAGGACTTAGTGAACGTAGTGCATGGCGCAGCTAGACTGGAAATGGGTCGTGAAGGTACGCTTGCTGGTGAAGAACGTATCATGGAGTCTAAAAAACCACAAATGACCGCAGCCGAAGAATCAGCTAGGAAGGCTAGAGGTTTAACTGTATTTGCTCCAGACCCAAAACAAGGCGCTGTGCAAAATATTAAGACTATGTACAAAACTGTTGGCATGATGCGTAATAAACTAGATGAATTTGGCGTTAAGATGGTTGGTCCATTGTTCTCTGCGCATCGTAAAGCTAATGAATACTACGGTCCTGATAGCTTCTATACAAAGGCTACTAATAAAATCCGTGGTACATTGTTAATGCAACACACGCTTAACGTCATGAACTTTATTATCCCTTCTATGCGTAATGGTAGCTTGACGATTGATGCCAAGGGTTACTTCCATCAAGTGATTGATAAGGTCAATAATATCCCTGAGTTAGCTAAGAAGTATGATGCAATTCAAAAGGCTATGAAAGCTAATGGTGTATCTGACGCTATCATTGAGCAAGATATTAAAACAATGGTTTTTGCAGACCGATACAAATCATTGAAAGACAAAGGCATTAAAGAATTAGGTGAGTTCTCTGATGAATCATATAAGCTAGGTAAAGACTTACAGACTAAGTATGCTAAAGAGTATAAAGAGTGGCGTGATATGTACAATAATATCCGTAACAATAAGCGTGAGCTTCTTCTCAAGTCACAACTAATGACCGCTAAGAAAGTAGATGAGTTCTTAGACAGACTTGAGTACTTACCGTTATATCGTATGTCTGAGAATGAAGCGATGGATGCAGTATTTATGAGTAGCCTTACAGCGGCTACACGTGAGCAAAGATTGAAGTTTAATACAGAAGCATTCGCTGTGGGTGACCCGATGGATAACATCATGAAGAATGAGATGTGGCTCTATCAACGCGCTATGCGTAATCATACTGCAAATCGTATGGCTGATGAGTTTAGTGAAATTGGTCTTGGTAGATTTGTTAAAACTAGACAAGCTAACGATAAGAATGTAGTGACTATCCTTAAAGATGGTGAACTTGCGCACTTCCAGATAGATAACCCGAATGATGCTGCAGTATTTCAAGCCGCACCAACAGCGCATGGTGCAACTATAGGGGTTATGAGAATCGGTGCTTCGTTCTTACGTCGTGGTGTGACTATCACTCCTTCATTTGCATATCGTCAGATGTGGGACGACGTTGAACGTACATGGATGCAGTCAGGTGGTGAGCGTAGCTTTGTTGGTACATTATTAAAGAGTGCTTCAGAACAAGCTAAGAATTTAAGTAAAGATTCTGCCCACGCTAAAGAACTAGAGGCACATGGTGTTGTGGGTCAGGTTGATATTCAAGATGGTTTCAATCGCATGATGCAGCATATGATGGGTACGCACAATGATACGTGGTTAGGTAAGGCTGAGTCTGTATTAGAAGGTGCGGAACGTGTGGCGCGGAACAGTGATATGGCGGCTCGCCTTTCAGTCTATGACTCAGTAATTGAACAAGCTAAGAAGGCTGGTCGTACTGATATGGATGTAGTACAAAAAGAAGCTGCGCTACGTGCACAAATGATGATTAACTTCAATCACAAGGGTACATCAGGTGTAGTTCGTACTTTAACGGCTATGGTGCCATTTATCAACGCACGTATTCAATCGGATTGGCGTTTATTAGATGCTATCAAGGGTAACATACCGGGTGTATCAAAAGAAAAAGCTCATCAAATGCTTATGTTCAAGGTAGCTAAAGCCGCGACGTTCACTGCTCTATATGCTATGGCTCGTAGTGGTGACGATGATTATGAAGACTCATCAGAAGAAACTCGCAACCGTAACTTCCTATTTAATGTCGGTGGCGCACATTTGAAAATACCTGTTGCTCCTGAGTATGCATTATTAAAAGGTGCGACTGAGCATACATATCGCATGCTTACCGACCAAGAATTTGAAGACAGCACTAAGATGCGTCATGCTATTGCTACTGGTATCGGTAACTTGCTTGTATCTCCTACTGATGTAATGCCTTCAATGATTCGTCCATTCTTGGAAAACGTAACCAACCATTCCTTCTTTAATGACCGTGCATTGGTAAGTCCAACGCTATTAAACCGTGATGTAAATAAGCAATATGTTGAGGGTCAGACTTCAGAGCTTGCTATCTACTTAAGTGATGTTGGTCAAGGTATGTTTGGTAATGAGTTTAATGTCAGCCCAATCAAGATTGATAATGTCCTTCGTGGTATGTTCGGTACAATGGGTACTGATGTTGCATATACTTCAAACTTGATTAGTAATTGGGCTACTGATTCAGAAAGACCTGCTTCTAAACTCAATCAAATCCCTGAAATTGGCGCAATATTCTATGACCCAAATGGTAGCCAACGTAAGAATGATTTCTATACGCTTCGTGATAAGGTTGTATCTGCACATAATACAATGCTTGAGTTACGGAAAACTAATCCTGAAGAAGCTGCTAAATACCGTGAAGATAATGCAGCATTGCTTCGCTTAGATGGTCAAGTTAATGCAATCACTAACCAGTTCGCACAGATTAGAAAGCAAAAACAATCTATTATGAATAAGTCATTAGCTGAAATGGATGGTGACCAAAAACGTGAAGCAATAGATGCATTAGCTGAACGTGAGAAAACGCTTTTAGGTACACGTGTGCAGGAGATGAATAAGCAATTGAAAGAAGCAACGGAATAAAAAAATCCCCAGTGATTTAAGCTGGGGATTTAGTAGTACCCTATTAGGAGAATAGACACGATTAAGTGTGCTTGTATTATAACACTATATTATTCAATTCTCCAAATACGTACACCAAATAATTTTTCATAGATAACTTTTTCTATGCGCAGTCGAAATTTATACTGCCTAGCTATACTCCGCGCCTCATCCATTATCTCATGTTGGTCAATGCAGGGAACAAAGAAACTGTCCCCCACCACCATACTGCCTATCGGTAATTCAACTGGCTGTTTCATCTTGCGGTATCGGTATATTCATTTTTGCATCATAAACTAATACTGGAACAGGTGGTGCGTCAATCCCTGTGCCCTTCATGATACGTGCATTCTTCTTCTCTACAAATCGCATGCCTTCGCTAGATACCATAACCGCTGAATTGAATGGTATCTGACGCTTGACGCAATACTCTTTGAACACACTTTGCAAGATATACAGTTTGT